GTTTTTCTCAATAGAGCAAAAAATTCTGGGGCATTGTGTTACCTTGCAACAGATAACAAAGGCATCCCATTCGTTAAGTTCAGGGATGCCTTTGTTATCTGTTGCAAGGTAACACAATGCCCCAGAATTTTTTGCTCTATTGAGAAAAACTATCTGATAATCACTAAGTTTATCCTTAATTGTCTTTACCTCACAATATACTGCCTTGCCCGTTGACTTGCAGAATCCAGTAATATCTGCCACACCACGTTCGCCAATAAACTTCCTTCCAGGTACAGACAGATTATTGTTTCGCCACACATAGTACCCTTTTGATTCCAATTTCATTAATGCAAACTTTGTTATTAATGCTACTGTAAGGTCCATTATTTATTGTTTAAAAGTTTGTCAAAGTATTGTGCAACCGCCATCCGATAGCACTGATGCTCCATGTAGTCATCATCCTTTAATTTGTTTTTTATGTCAATTTTTTCCTGCCTTGAACCTTGAAACATTCTATCATTCATTGCCTTTATTACCTTGTCATAGGTATCCTCAACCTCTACAATGATTTTGCCTCTCTTGTGCAGGATGTGGAATACATCTATACCAAAGACAATGTTATCCCATTGCTTGAATTTAGAGTAGCAATCAAACGCAGTTTCTATCTTTTCATCATCAGATATGTACCTTGGTTGCCATTTAGACTCTTGCTCAACTGGTTTAATCTCATTCAGTTTCTGCATCCCATACCTTGCGAATGCTCTAAGTAACCTGTGCAGGTATAGCATTGAGAAGTTTTGATAAGTTTCTGCTTCTATGTCAAGTTTCCCCTTTGCTGCTAAGTCAAAAGCAAGGGAGATTTCCCCTATCTTGATGTTTGGGTATTCCTCCATAATTGACTTATACATCATTAACAAGTCTGCATTGTTTGGCATTTTATCACCTTTAACACCAAGTTTCTGCATACCATTCATAAGTTCATCAACTACTAACCCACTGCTTAAATTCTTTATAGGTTCACTGGTCCTTGATAATTTAAACTTCTCAAGGTCTAATGCCTCGGAGGAAGTCAATTTTGTCTGTGTACTGACGGAGTTCTGCTCTGCGTTCTGCATAGATGTCAGAACTTGATTTAGTGGTAACATTTTTATTAAATTTTTTATCGTTTCTAATCCAGTTTCTAATTGCTGATTTGTAATCTTTCATTTTGTTTTTCCCTACCATCCATCCGTTGGATGTATAGAAGTCAAAGAATGATTCTGCAAGTTCAAGTCTTTCCTTTTCAGCAAAGTAATCCTCAACCATTTCCATCGTAGGTATAATACTATTATTCTTTATATTAATATTACTATTAACCTTTATATTATCTTTTCGGTTTTCAATGGGAGGTATAATGGTTTTCAATGGGAGGGTATCATTATTTCCCATCATAGGTATATCGGTTTCCAATGGGAGGTGTTTATCTAAGATTAGAACTAAAACCCTTTGCTCAACTTGTTTTTTATCATTTCTGTAAATAATCCTACCAAAGTAACCTTTCTTTTCAAGGTCTGAAACTAATTGACTGACAGTAATTTTACTGATATTTAAGCATTCTGCAAGGTAGTCATTTGATGCAAAGCAGTAACCTTTTAGGTTGGATAGACTTGATACTAACCCGATTAATAGTTTTTGTGTACTATTAATGTCCTTGCTCATTAAGTACCTGCAAGGTATAACTGCCGCCCAGTTATGATTTTCTTTCATAAAATAAAAAAAGGGGATTCAGGTGTAGTGTGTTTACCCGATTCCCCATTCTTGTCTGTTCTTACAAACAAGCATTTGCACACTACCTCAAATGCTTGTCTACTTTGCAAAGATACAAAACTATTCATTTGTAACCTTTTTTTTCTTGACTCGGACCGCATAGGTTTTACCATCAAGTCTGCTGATAACCTTGCGACCAACTTGCCTCAAGTCGCTAATCTTATTGGGAGGATATCCCATAAAGTTACAAACGCACTTGCCTGACCGATAGGTGACCGCCTTTGCCCTGCGTTCTTCTATGTCCTCAATGCTTAGGTCATAGACTAAGTACTCAACTGCATTCTCTAAATGATAGGTTATATCCCTCAAAACTTTGGTTTTATAAATGAAATAATGGTTGCACCCACATAAAATATGACCGCCAATGGAACTGAAACGACAAAAAAATAAATCATGTAGAATATTTTAATTAAATTCATCATAACTCCATTTTAAGTCTGTCTTGTGATATTGCGTAGGTTGAACCATGTCCAAGGTCTACAAGGTTCTCATCTTTAAAAACCTCTGCACCTGGGAAGTACCCCTTGAACTCAAAGTTAGGAAACTCACCCACCATTAAGGCATAATAGGCAGGTACTGACCTATACTTCCAAGTTCCTACCAATAGCATCCCATTTGGTTTCTTGGTACTTTTTACATCTATGAATCCGTGACCATTTAGGTAGCAGTCAAAAGGTATAGGGTGGTCTATAGTCATATCGGGGTAAATGTTTTTAAGTTTGCAAAATGCGAACTCTCCACCAATACCTTCAAGGTTTATAAGTAGGTCATCTCCATTGCCCATCTTGTAAGACCTGCTATCTCTGTCTATATTGCTATTGTGTCTTGCTAACGCTAAACTTCTGACTATTTCTTGCTCGTGATTGTCCAGTGATATTTGCATTGTGTTTGGTTTAAGTATGGGTGAGGTAAGAACCCCACCCTTGTGATTAAAATTAAAATGGCAAGTCAGAAGGTTCTTCTTGCTTTGAAGGTCCACCTGCTGCCATATACTTGGCATTCCCAATGATTGTACCCTTATGACCTTTCTCCCTTTCTTCCTTGGTGATGGATTCAACGATAAAACCATTGTTTCCGTACTGGTCCACCTCTTCTTTTAGGAATAAGGTAGCAGATAGGTACTGACCTTTTTTACCCTTGTAAAGGCGTTTGGCATCAATTTTACTTACATCAATGTTAAGACTGATTAACTTTTGCATAATTGTTATTTTGAAAGTTGAATTTTGAAGGTTGAAGTTACTGACTTAATCGGTAGGTCTCCCTTATGGTAGGTCTTTTCTTTGTCCTCTATTTCCTTTTGTTTTTCCTTTAATAAGGTAATCTGCTCTTCAAGTTCTGACCACCCTGGGAGGTCTGAAAAGTCATACTTAATACTTTCCATATTGGAAACAACTGCCCCAAGTACCTCTGCTTTACCTTTAGGATGCTTCATAAGTTCTGTAAGAACATTCTCAGTAATTCGGGATTTTACCGACTTAACCAGTTGCTCTAAACTATTGAACTTGATTGCCACCTCTAAAGGGTCAAGCAGTCCATCATTAACCTGCTCTTGGATAGCATCTGCCATAAGTTCTATACCAAATTTAGTGGGGGCAATATCCCCCACTTTTATTTCATTAACCTTTAAGGAGTTCATTTTTTCTTTCTTTTAGTTGGTCCTTGATAAATTTGTTGGTTTCAATCTTGTGCTTGTTAGCATCGTACACCGCTTTGAGTTCTACAATGTTACTTGCCTTCTTGATTGCAATAGCAAGTCTACCAATGCTCAACTCAGGGTCTTCCTCAATAACCTCAACCGCTTCCACCTCCATCTGAGGCAATGCTTCTACCATTGTGTTAAGTGCTACTGTGGATGCATTAGGGATTGATTCCGCCTCTGATTCATCAAGTACACCCAATCCTAACAAGTCCAGTGTTGCCCTCCGTTTTGCCTTGGTTTCTGCCTTCATAATGGCATTGGCATACATCTCACCTTTAAGTCCTGCAATGTTTACCGCACCTATGCTTTCAGTACACCTGCCATCAGGAAGGGATGCCTTGCTTGTTACAATGTAAACCCCTGCTTCAGCGTTAGTATCCCTTGTGGTAATCAAGTGAGATACCTTATGGAGTTTGTTAAGTTGCTGAGTTCCTGAACGGGTGCAGTAAAGTACCTCCTTGCCATTAAGTCTGAGGATGTCAAAAGGTTTTGTAAATGGGTCAAGTCCCATTCTTTCACAATACCCGTTGTAATACCTAACCTTGTCGTTTGCCGACAATTTCGATAAGTCCCCCTGCAAGATTAACTGGTTCGCAATAGAGGCTTGTTGGTCTTGATTCTTGTTCTGTGTCATTTTGTTGTGATTTAATGTAATAAGGAAAAGGTTTCATTATCTTAAAAGGTGTGCATTCTTTCATTGATGACCTATGAGAAATGTATATCTCCCATTCTTTAATGCTCTTCAGTCCATAAAAGAAGTACCATTGTTTTCGTTGGTTTTCAATACCCTCGTAGGTCCTTTGAGGGAATGCAGTTGCTCTGACTTCACCATTGACTGCAAGGGTCATCTCAATTCTTTCAGATGGCATAGTCTGCATAGTATTCGTGGTCATATTCTGAGTCCATCTTGAAGGTGTAGGCATCCATGCATTTCTGCTCTACCAATTCGTAAAATGCAGAATGGAACTGAGGCATGATGTTAAGGCAGTGATACCCTGGCATAAGAATCTCCCTAACATTTACATCAATGTAATCTCCTGCATCGTTAATGGTAGCAGTGACCATAATCATAATGTCATTGATGCTAATGGTTAACCATTCCGCAGGTATGCGGACATTTGTTGTGACTTGTTTTTTCATTGCGTTTGTGATTTATTTAATGTTAAAGTTAAGGCATTTCTTCTAAAACTTGAAATAATTTTTGCATTGTACTCAGTCTAACCTTGCCAGTCTTTTCAGCACGATTGACTGTGGCGAGTGATATTCCGCTAATCTCTGCTAACTTTTCTTGGGTTACTTCCTTGCTTCTTCGCAATCTTCTGAGGTCTTTACTTGTCATTGTCTTGGTTTTGATGATTAAAAAATCTTGTATAAATCTGAATATATATCTTTTTTATTATCCTTGATTGCCTTCTCACACGCTTTGCACCTGTGTGCGTGTTTGTCCTTTGTTCCAGCATTCTTGTTGAATTGGTCCAATGGTTTCTCTTTCTTACAATAAGTACAGGTTTTCATTGCTCTTCGTTTTGTGGTAAAATAACAGACCTAACGTATCCCATCAATCTGAACTGCTCAACAGTTACCTTAAGGTGTTGTACTGCTTCTCCGCTATAAATCATAGCATCAATAAGTTCACCGAGCAACTTGTGTCGTTCAAAGGTGTTTAGGTCGCCCCATTTAGGCAGTGGCATTTCGGACATAGTGATTGAGTTTTTATTGTGATTGTGTAAAGTGATTTGCATAATCTGCATTTTACCCATATAGGTTGCAGTATTTTCTTGATATTCATTACCTACAAAATTGGTCTTGAAGTTGACCTACTACCCAAAGCATTGCGATAATTGTTGCCCAAGTGATGATTGTTTTTGGTTTCATATTATATCATTTCAACTTTGTAACCTAAATAAATGTACTTGCTAATTTTAGAGTTTAATAACTTATCGCTAAACTCATTTTCGGGAATTAAGATAGTAACCCAATTGTCAGTAACTCCTTCTTTGTAAATTTTGAATGCCTTAATCATTTTGTGCGTTTTTAATTGTGATTTGATATATCAAAGATAATACTTTTATTCAAACAAACAAATCTTTTTTAATCTTTTTTAAAATATTTCTTTGCGATTACCCATAAAAAAGAACCCCCAATATAGAAATATCAGGGGCAATCACATTAATAAACACAATGAGCACAGTCAAATGTCATTAGTAAATAGCATTCCGTGCATGGATTTTACAGAAAATTCAAGCATTTCCAAACATAATTTCTTTAGTTCTTGCATCTTTTCTACCTCTTCACGGGTCATTGGATTAGAGGTTTCAAGCATTGTAAGGACCTCAACCGAGGCAGATATGTACTCAGGATAGGTATATCCTATCTCTTCCTCAATTTCTTCAACCTCTTCGCCTTCGCCTAAAATGAGGTCCTCTTCCATTCTAAAGAACTTTGCCTTTGTAGATTCTTTTGTTTCTTACTTCAAAGTCTTGACCATCAATGTCTATAATTGCAAAACCCCAATTCCATTTGTTGATGGGGAGATAGGCGGGATGCAATTCCGAAAGGCAACCAAGTGACCAGGTAGTAGTTATCTCACCATTCATATTGCTTTCAGTATGCTCACTGGTAGAGTGATTGTGCCCTTGCATCGCAGATACCTTACCCTTTAAAAAAAGACCTCTTGCAATGTTCACAGGACTAAACACAGACCCCCCGAACTCATGACCATGAATAATATTGAGGTCACCTGCTTTCATTATACGCTTGTCCTTGATTATCTCTATACCTTCTGCCCTTGACTTGATTATGTTTTCAAGTTCAAACTCTTCCACTCCGACAATCTCGTGTGCCTTCATCCAAAGGAAATGGAAATACCTTTCCTCGTGGTTTCCAATCTTAAAATAAATCTTTGCATTAAATGTCTTTTTTAACACATCCATGAACTCCTTGAATGTCTTTAACTCGTGAGCAAAGGACCTTGCCTTAGGGTCTTTGGCAAACCTACTCAATCCAAAAAAATCCAATGTATCTCCATTGAGAAGTATGCCATCGGGTTTCTCTTTCTTTGCATAATCAAATGTGCAACTTAGTGCATCAATAGAATGGTAGGGGATATGAATGTCGGAAAGAACCAACAACCGCTTAGATTCTAAGGCATAAGGTTGGAAAATTGCCTCATCTGATTGGGGTAAGTTGTAAGGATTCTTTGGTCTTTCGGGCACTACTTTTCTCACTCCTACCCTATTATCTGCCTTGCCTTCTATCCCCCTCAAGGTCAATCTTGCTGCTTCCACATCACGAAATAACAAAGGATTATCTTTAAACACAATCCTTGCCAGTTTTAGGGTAGGCATATCCCACCCATACTTCTCACGATAGTCTGCACAGAGTTTTGATTTGTTCATTTGTAATTAGTATAAGAGGTTTTTCCATTCACCCTTATTGCCTTCAATATTTGCTTCCTTTGCTTACCAGTTGATTCATAAGAAACGTGTACCCAATCAGGATTGTTGGAATCTCCGAACTCGTAGATAAGTTGGTCAAATTCTAAGTTATCCTTAATGTAATCAAAAACCATCCTATTGGTCACTCCATTTGGTGTACCATCCATGTCTATATCTATCGCTTCGCCCTGGCAATGTTGTGATGATAAACTTCCGTTAATCGCACGATTCAATTCTACAGACCTATATCCCGATGAGATAATTATAGGACATCTGAAATGATTGCGGATTGGTTCAAATACCTTCTCGGCAAGTAGTTTAAAGTTTGCAATGTGTGCCTCTGTTGGCATATTGCTAATTCCTTTCCTTTTTGCAGTTTCGCTTCTTGTTACTTCTGACAAATCTAAATGCTCTGACAATTTCATTTCCTAAGTTTTAAATATATGAATAATGCAATAAGAACCAAAAGCGATATTAACCAAGATAAGCGACTATCTGCTTTTCCTTTCCATTGTATCACCTCGCCCGTTAAACGTGCTGAATCTGCCTGTAATAACCTTACACGGGCATTATCTACAATGAAGGACTTAACTGTGTCGTGGATGGTTACAGACTTGATTATATCCCTTGTTTTCCAATTGGTAATGTAAACAAATTCGTTTACTTTTTGTGTATCAACTTGAATATCTATATTCACCAAAGTGTCAAACTCAACCAAGGTATCTGACTTAACAATAAAGGTAGTATCATTCGCACACCACCCTCCCTTTACCACAACCTTTGCTACTTCTTCCAACTTCTCTTGGTCACGCAAAACCTGCTTTACTGGGTTGCAAGATAGCAACCAAAAAATAAAAAATAAGAATGTCATTGCAATTAGCAAGACATTAAGTGGGTCAATCTTTATTTTCATCTTTCTTAAATATTTTCTCTGCTGAAGTTAAACCAAGGCAACCAAACGCAAGAGCAGAAACAGAGTAAACCAATGCCTCTGATGGTTCCGTTTCATGGAATGAATTGTGATACATTGTAACGCAAATGATAATTACACAGATAAATCCGCATAACCTTTTCATTGATAACCTGCCATTTTCTTCACAAAAGAATTGTTTCATATTTTATTTTTTGTCTTGTGTTGCATATTTAATACCCATGATTGTACCTACTATTGAGAATGCATTTGTCAATAGTACGCTAAACATATTTGACCATGTTGAACCAATTATTT